GTGTGGCGGTACTTTGTCATCAGCGCGCCCATCACCTTGAGGTGCGAGTTGTAGTACATCTGCACCTGTTCGATCTGGTCGATGATCTCCCGCATGCCATCGCATGCCCACTCATCGCAGTCTACCGGGATGATGACCCAATCCGCAGCCGTCAGCGCGTTGATGCTGCCCATGTCCAGATCCGGCGGGCAGTCCATCAGGCAGTAGTCGTAGCTATCGTCCAAGGTTTCCAGTGCATCCCGCAGATGATACTGCCGCGGGCCGTTGTCCATCAGGATCGTGCGGTTTGCCTTGAGCATCCGCATGTCGCAGGGGAGAAGAGCAACCGCCGGGATCGCCGTCTCCACAATGGCGTCCCTCACCCGGGCCATGCCCAGCAGAACAGACGACACGCAGGGCCTGTCATAATCGGCCACGCCGAAAAACTTGCTTGTGTTGCCCTGTTTGTCCAGATCGACCACCAACACGCTCTTCCTCTTGGCGGCCAGCTCGGCTGCCAGGTTGCAGGCGGTGACGGATTTCCCGACGCCGCCCTTCAAGTTGATAATTGCAGTGCTGATCATAGTAATTCTCCTGTCCCGCCGGGGCGGCGGGTGTTATTGCGGCCAGTTCATCTGGTCGATTTCTTCGTATTCCTCTTTCGGGGTCGGCTGCCATTGATGGTATTGGGGCTGCCATCGCATGGACACAACGCCCGTCGGCCCCTCGCGGTTCTTGGCGTACATAACGGCGGTATCCTGATAGGCGTCCTCGCCGCGCAGCTCCTTGCTGTCCTCGGTGCGCCTGTTCTCCACAAAGATCGCGCTGTTGGCGTCCTGCTCAATCGTGCCGGAGCCACGCAGGTCCTCCAGATTGCAGAAGCGGCCCTCGTTGCCCTTCACGCCGGCGCGGTTGATCTGGCACAGCTCCACAACCACGATGCCCATCTTCATGGCGGCCACCTTCAGCCGCCGGGTGATCTCGCTGACGCGCTGGTACTCGGTCTGGCGCGGGTCGGTGGGACTCAGCAGGCCGATGTGGTCGATGAACGCGATGTCCGGCTTGTACTGCATGAGCTTAGCCTCCAACCCGTCAATCGTCAGGTTGCTGTCGGCATCCAGCATCATGTTGTGATGCTGGCGCAGCCGGGCGGCGGCATTGTTGATGATCTCCCGCTCACGCGGGGCCAGGCTCTTGTTGGTGAGCTTGCCGGAGTCGATGCGTGCAACCTTGGACAGGATCCTGTCCATCAGTGCCTCCGCCGTCTCCTCCAGCGTGAGGTAGTAGACCTTGTACCGCTTCGAGAGCCGGGCCGCCAGATTCAGCGAGAAATCCGTCTTGCCGCACCCGGGCCGCCCGGCCACAACGCAGACGCGCTGCCGACCAAAGACGCCGTACCGGTCCAGCTCCGGCCAGCCCAGTTTCAGGCTGTCGTCCGGCTCATCCAGCCGGGCCAGCGCGGAATCCAGCACCGCGTCAAAGTCCCGGGCCGTGCTGTCGGTCTGGGTGCTGCGGATGGCATCCTGCACCGCCAGCGTGCGGCGCAGCTGGCGGCAGACGCAGTCGCTGTCCATGGCATCCTTGGCCATGCACTTCATCAGGTCGCCCTGCAAAAGCGAGTAGCGGTAGTCTTCCAGAATCTGCGCCGCATAGCTGCCGATGTTGGAGACGCTGGGGCAGGTTTCGGCCATTGCCACAACGCCGGGCCTGATCTCATCCGCCGGGCGGCCCGCCGATGCCCGGTTGATGACCGTGATGACGTCCACCGGCTCCCCGGCCATAGTGAGCTGCTGCACCGCGCTGAACACCGCGCGGCTCACGCCCTCGTCGAACATCCCGGGCACCAGCTTGATGATGTACTCCCGTGCGCGGGCCGGGTCCATGAGCGCCGCGCCCAGAAACGCCCGCTGCGTCTGCTGCTGCCGGCTTATAGTTGCACGTTCCATTCAAAAGCCTCACAAAAAATCAAGTATGTCGGTGTCCGGCCCGATCTCACGCGGGCGATCCTCCGTGCTGGCGGGGCGCTGGGTGGGGACGGTATCCACAAAATCGTCCTTCAGGGCGAACAGCCCCTCCCATCCGCGCAGGATGCTCTGCTCGAGCACTGCGGCCATGTAGCCGTAGCGGTCACGCACGCCCGCCTCATCGGCCAGTTGGTTGAGCTTATTGCAGGCCAGCTTGGCGGCGTTGGCTGTCAGGGGGTGCTTGCCCGCGGCCCGGGACTCCTCAAATGCGAGCAGGGCCTCCGTCAGCCGTTCATTCCACGGGAAGGATTCCCGGAGAACATCCCGGACGCTCGCTCGCGCGCCCGCACGCGTATTGTTATCTCTTGTATTATTATTCTTGTATTGTTCTGGGTGACATTTTTGTCGGGGGGTAGGCGACATTTTTGTCGGGGTGGGTGCGACATTTTTGTCGCCCACCGACACTGGGTGTCGCTCACCGACATTTTTGTCGGCCTCTGTTTCCGGGGCTTCCTTATGCGCTGCATCTGACAGCGGGGAGATGCGCCGCTGCATTGCGGCACCGTCCCGGACATTGGTCACGGCCACATAGCCCAGCTCCTGCAGGTGCTTCACCCAGCGCTGCACGGTGCGGTCACTCGTGTCGTACAGCTCGCTGAAATAGCCGTTGCCGGCGTAGCAGTACCCGCACTGGTCGGACAGGGCGGTGATCTCTGCAAAGAAAACCTTCTCGGACGCACTGAGTCGCCTGTCGTACCGTACCGGGGAGGGAAGAATAGCGTAAAATCCGGGTTTTTCCATAGCTTGGCCTTTCTAAAAACGGCTGACCTTAACACAGGGGTGCGCCGCGCTCTTTTCGGCGCATCCCTGCAAGGTCATTTTTCAATTTTTCAACGTTTAAAAGGGGAGGTCGCCCTCATCCTCGATCATGGCGAAGTCGTCGCCCGGCTGCTGGTTGTAGGCCGAGGCCGGTGCGCCGATGCGGGGCTGACCCGCCGGGGCGGTGGAGGTCTGGCCGGGGGTGTCTGCCTTGCTTCCGCAAAAGTTGATATTGTTGGCGACGACCTCCAGCACGGTGCGGTTGGTGCCGTCCTTGGCTGTGTAGGTGCGGCTCTGGAGCCGTCCGTCCACCGCTACCATCTGGCCCTTAGTGAGCCATTTATAGGCAAACTCGGCAGCGCGCTCCCATGCAATGACGGGAATCCAGTCCGCCTGACTCTGCCCGTTGGCGCCCCTGCGCCCGCGGTCAACGGCCAGGGTGAACGTCGCCACCTGCTTGCCGCTCTGCGTCTGCCGCAGCTCCGGATCGCGCACAAGGCGGCCCTGCAGCGCTATCACATTAAGCATATAGTCACCTCACTTTGTCAGCCATGCGTAAACCAGCAGGCAGGCAACAATAATCGTCACTGCGACCCAAGTCATCAGATCATCACCACCACATTGCCGCGCTCCACCAGATCGGCCAGCTTCTCGCCCAGATAGGCGGCAATGTTGCGCTTGGCCTCCAGCTTCCACGCGCCGCCGTCAGCCTCGTACAGCGCCGGGTGGCCTTCTTTGTTAAGGCGCAGCAGGAAGTCGCTGGCGGGCTGCTCGACCTCAAGGAAAGTGCGGTAGGGCTGCAGATGGACGATGGGCTGCACCGTCTGCTGCTCCTTCAGCACCGCGCCGGTCTTGACGCTGACCTCCTGACTGATCCCGTTGTCCACACTGGACACGCCCTGATTCACATCGATGCGGCTCAACAGCGCCAGCAGATAGTCGCGGTCCGTGGTGACGGCATACAGGCTCTGCAGTTCCACAATGGCCCTCTCCTGACTGATGCTCTCGTTTACGGAAATGCTCGGCACATCGCTCACGGCCTCATACAGCGGCAGACGCCGGAACTCTGCGTATTTTTCGTGAGTGTATGTAGTATCCACCATGACCCGCCGGGCGCTGTCCACACGCACATACAGCCGGAGCGAGTGGCCGATACCCTCGGTGCGAATCAGCTTGACCAGTGCCTCCAGCGTATCCACCGAGTACCGTTCCGGGAGTTCAACCTCCGGCTTGACCTCTCGCAGGTAGGTGGAGCAATACCGGCGACCGTCATCGGTCGTGAGAGTGTAGGGCTTTGCCAGTTCGGCAATGCGGTCAATAGCGTCTTTCAAAAAACTGTTTTCCATTGTCTTGTCCTTTCTGTGTCAGTATCCGGCACGGCCTACGCGGGCCATAGCCGGTACGGGGGCTTCGTCTCCGTCCATGTTTACCTGCCCGGGCACCTGCGGCGTCATCTCGGCCAGCAGCAGGCTGCCGTCCCGCGCCTTGGTAATGCACAGACTTGTGCGCACCGGCTGGATCGGCGCGAGGGTGGTCTTTGCCTGCGCGTCCATGCCGATCTGTTGGCGGTAATCATCTGGTGCAAAGGTCAGCGTGATGGTGATCTTGCGCTTGGCGGTTGCCGCGGTGTTAGGGTCCATGATGTTCGCCACGACCCGTTCTACCTCGTAATCGGTGATTTCAGCAATCGCGCCCATCGCCATCTCCAGCACGCTCTTTTTGTTTACGATCTGGGGCATTACTCATCACCTCCAACTTTTACGCCCTCGCCCTGATAATGCCGCTTCATCATGATATAAGCGGCCTTCTCGGCCTCAAGGTCGTCAGGGTGTTCTCTGCGCATCCTCTCGATCAGTTCATCGCGCCAGAAATGCAGAGCCGCGCACAAAAAAGGGATATCCGGGCCAGACAGTCCCGCCTCGCCGTTCAGCGCCGCGAGGACGACATCCAGCGCCTCTTCATGGACGGCATCAATCTGTTTGGGGCTTACTTCTCCGCCCAAAACTTGCGTCTTAATAATGTTATCGACGCTTTGCAGCCTGGGCTTATACCATACATTCATCGTTTGCATCCTCCTAAAAACTAAATTTCTTCCCCGAACACCTCGGCAAAGCTGCCGGGGCCGTGGAGCTCATCAAAAGCAAATTGTGCTGCCTGTTCCAACTCCCGCCGGGCGGCGGGGTCAAAATGGACGCCCAGGTGCGGCTCATTGTGATGGTCGTGGCACAGCCAGACCTTGAGGCCGTACCGCTCAGACAACTCGCGCCGTCCGCGCCCGAATAGGATGTGATGCTCCTCCAGGCCGCGCGTGGTGCGCAGATTGTAGCGCTTGCGGCACAAGTAGCACTCTTTATCGCTTTGCAGTATGCTTTTTGCCACGGCGCTCCTCCAGTCCGTTGACGGCATCCACCGCCTGGCGCACATCACCAACAGGCAGTTCCACCGTCGTCCAGCGGCAGCCGCACATCATGCAGACGCGGCGGCGGTATATCCGCCGGGTCCCCTTGGCGCGGGTGTCGATGACGCGCACCTGGCTTCTGTTGCACTTAACGCAATTCATCCGCACGCCTCCAGTCCCGGTACTGCTCGGTTGTCTCGGCATCGTCCACGCCGGCCTCGCTCAGGCGGTCAAAGATTCTCTCAATGAAGTCGTGCATCTGCTGCCGGGTAAAGCTGCTGCTGCCCAGGCCGAGCCGGGCCATGCAGTAGCCGCCGTCCAGCACCTCCACCACCTGTACCACGCGGTAGGCACGGCGCAAAGCAGGCAGTGCCTTGACCGGCACGCGCCAGGTCTCCACCTCCGCGCCGAACTCTCCCAGCAAGTCCAGATAGCACTGTTCGGCGGTCACCCCGCCGGGGGCGCCGCCGTTTTGTGCCTGGGCCAGCTTTTCCAATAGTGCCCACATAAGCCGGTTCTGGTCCAGCGTGCGCTTATTCCGCACGGGGCGGATGTCAATCTCTACGGCTAAGGGCTGGCCGCGCGCCCGGCGTTCCAGCTCAGCGTGCATTCGCTGGGCCTCCAACAGGTAGCCGCCGTCAATGGTCAGCCCCTCCATGCCGTTGACGCGCGTCTGGCCGGTGGGGATGTACCACGCTGCCAGATGCGCGATCAGTTCGCCTGCCATGTAATCACGCTCCCGTCGGACGCCTTGCGCAGCTTGATTTCGGTTACATCGCCGTCCGTATCGTAGCCGATGCCCGCCACGGTGAGCCTGTCGGCCAGCACGTAATGGTGGATCGTCTTGCCGTCGCGCCCCGCCACGGGGTTGATCTGCACGCGGTCCTTGCTGATGCGCAGGGGCGGCAGGCTGAACACTCCGTAGCCGATGCCCCACTCGGCGGCAGCGGCCACAAGGCTGCCGTCCGCCTCGTTCAGGTTCGCATCGGCATTGACCTGATACCCCGCCGGGCAGGGGGCGTCCCGGGTGGCATCGCCAATGGCAATGGCGCAGTAGAGCGCCTTGCCGCAGAGATACCGGCGCAGGCTGTAGTCATCGCCGTACAGTGTCTGGCCCAGCTTGTTCAGCTTGTCTCGCACCGCCTCGGCGTCCGGCCACAGCTTGATGCGCACGCTGTCAGCGTCCGTCTCCAGCACGCTGACGATGATCTTATCCGCGTGCAGCAGACCGGGGTTCCCGCTCTGGGCGGGGGTGGTGCTTTCTTTAGTCTCCATCTTTAACCTCCATTTCCGGGCCGATGTAGAAACCGGCCTCATTGTAGTTGTTGGGGTCTGCCATCGGGCTGTCCCAGCCGCACACGGCCCCGCCGTACATGGCAGCAGCCTGGGCGCGGGTGACTCCCGCAGCCTCGTTCAATGTGTCCACAGTCTCTTGCTCCACCACGCCGAACAGGGTGCGCTCCCCGCGCACGATGCGGACGATGTTGTTGGTGTGGAGGCTCCTTGCGTAGGCGTAGGCGGGCAGCCCCGCCTCATCATAGGTCATTTTCATGGCTTCGGTCTCCTTTTTCGGTTTTGGCCGCTTGCACGGCATACCGGCGGCAAGCGCCGGGTGTTTCTTCTTCCAGTTGCATACTCTGTGCCGGATTGCCTCCGGCGTCACGGTCTGGGTGTAGCCCATCATCCTGCACACGCTGCTGATCGGCGCGCCGCCGTAGTAGTACAGGATGCTTTCCAGCATCACCTCC